AGGACAAATAAAAAATGGCAACAACAACCTACCATGAATACAATGGGGATGGGTCGAATAAAGATTTCAACTACACATTCCCTACTTACGTATCCACCGAAGTTAAGGTATTAGTAGATCAAGTATTGGTAGATAACTGGACTATAGTAAGTTACTCTACTAGTGGTACTAATACTGTAAGATTTGATAACACAACAGGAACTACCAATACAGATGTATGTGAATCTGATGGATCTCCTAAAGCTGGTACAGCTAATGTACGAGTTTATAGAGATACAGGCGTAGATACAGCTAAAGCTACCTATGCAGCTGGATCATCCGTTAAAGCAGGGGATCTTAATAATAACCAAGAACAAATATTAAGAGCTCTACAAGAAGAACAGAATAAAAGTATTACTTCATATGATCTTAGAAATGACTCAGTAACAAGTTCTAAAATCAAGGATGGTAGTATTGTTAATGCTGATATTAATGCAGCTGCAGAGATAGCAGTTAGTAAATTAGCTGATGGTTCTGCAAGGCAAGTATTACAAACAGCAGCAAATGGATCTGATGTAGAATGGACAAATAATTTAGATCTCCCGGGTACATTAGATGTTACAGGTGCTACAGATTTAGATGGTACTTTAAATGTAGATGGAACTGCAACATTAGCAACAGTAGATATTAATGCTGGAAATATAGATAATACAGTTATCGGTGCAGCAACAGCAGTAGCAGGAACCTTTACTACAGGTACGATAGCTACAGCAGATATCAATGGAGGTGCTATAGACGGTACAACTATAGGTGCATCTTCACCAGCTGCAGGAACCTTTACTACAGGTACAATTGCAACGGCTGATATCAACGGTGGAAATATAGACGGAACGGTCATCGGAGCAAGTTCTCCAGCAGCTGGTACTTTTACTAATGGTACTATAACCACAGCTGACATTAACGGTGGAGCTATAGATGGTACAATAATTGGAGCTAATACAGCAGCAGCTGGAACCTTTACAAATGGAACTATAGCGACTGCTGATATTAACGGAGGTGCTATAGATGGCACAGTTATTGGTGCAAACTCAACAGCGGCTGGTTCATTCACAACCATTAATGCTTCAGGTACTATAACAGGTAATGTTACAGGTGATATAACAGGTGACTTAACAGGTGATGTAACGGGTGATTTGACTGGTGATGTAACTGGTAATCTGACTGGTAATGTCACAGGTAACGTAACTGGTAACGTAACGGGTAATGTAACAGGTAATGTAACAGGTAATATCACTGGAGATATCAGCGGAAATGCTGGTACAGCCACAGATTTAGCAGCTGCTACTAAGATAACTAATAGTGAACAAGCAGCTCATACCGTAAACGATACTACTTATTTCACTACAGCAGCCACTGAAGCAAGATACTTTAACCAAAGTACTTCTGAAACTATTAAAGATGGTGATGCATTCCCTGATAACGATACAACAATAGCTACAACTGCTGCTATCAATGATAGGATTATTGACTTAGTTGATGACGTAGGTGGTTTTGTACCTATAGCAAATGAAACTAGCTTCCCTAATGCGAACCCTGATGTCAATAATGGTACAGGTACTATTGTTAGTGTATCTACTCTAGCATCTAACCATACTTCTAATGGAAGTGGAGTTATAAGTATTTCTAATGGTACTGTAGGTAATTCTACTGTTACTATTAATGGAGCAGCAAATAGTACAACATATAGTGCAGGTTATGGTTTACTTGTAGAAACAACTTCTACTCTTAATACTTATACCTTCCATAGATTAGTTCCTAAAGCTACTGAAGTAACTACGGTTGCTGGTAAAGCTACAGAGATAGGACGTCTTGGTACAGCAGCAGCTGTAGAGGATATGGGCATCTTAGGTACTGCAGATTGTGTAGCTGACATGGCTATACTAGGTACTACTGATGTTGTGGCTGATCTTAATACCTTAGCAACATCAGATATTGTATCTGATATGAATACGTTAGCAGTATCCGGTGTTATATCAGATATGGATACTTGTGCAACAAACGTAGCCAATATCAATACGGTTGGTGGTGCTATAACTAATGTTAATACAGTAGCAACTAATATATCTGGAGTTCATCACTATGCTGATGTCTATCAGGTAGCAACATCTGCGCCTAGCAATAGAGCAGATGGGGATGCTTTAGAAGCTGGTGATATGTGGTTTGATAGTTCTTCTAATAAAGAACTTAAAGTCCATAATGGTACAGCGTATCAGTTAGTTACACCAGCTCAGTCGGTTCTAGATGATATTGCAATTGTATCTGGTAATATAACATTTGCTGAAGATTTAGGACTTATTACTGATGCTTTAACTACAGGTACAGGTAATAGTATAGAAACGTGTGCAGACAATATAACTAAGATTCAAGCTCTTGGAGCTTCTGATGTAGTAGCTGACATGGCTTTATTAGCCACAACAGACTGTATTGCTGATATGGCGATACTAGGTACAGCTGATATAGTAGCAGACTTAGCTATTTTAGCTACAGCTGATGTAGTTGCTGACATGGCTATACTTGCTACAACTGATGTAGTAGCGGATCTAAATACATTAGGTACTGCTGATGTAGTTGCTGACTTAAATACACTTGGAACAGCTGATGTTGTAAGTGATATGAATACACTAGCCACTAGTGCTAATGTAACTGCTATGGACAATTGTTCTGGTAGTATAGCTAATATCAATACGACAGCTGGATCTATAAGTAATGTTAATACCGTAGCTGGATCTATTAGCAATGTTAATGCTGTAGCGGCAGATGCTTCAGATATTGGAGCAGTAGCTGGAAAAGCAACAGAGATAGGTAGATTAGGTACGGCTGATGCTGTTGCAGACTTAGCAATACTTGGAACTACTGATGTAGTAGCTGATCTTAATACTCTTGCTACTTCAGCAATCGTATCTGATATGGATACTTTGGCTGATATCTCAAGTAATATCACAACTGTTGCTGGAATAAGTGCAAACGTTACAACTGTTGCAGGTATTTCAAGTAACGTAACTACTGTTGCTGGTAATAATTCTAATGTAACAACAGTAGCTGGTTCAATAGCTGATGTAAACCGTTATGCTAACGAATATAAGATAGCATCTTCAAGTCCAGGAAGCCCTTCTGAGGGTGATCTTTGGTATAATAGTTCAGGTAATACACTTAATTTCTATAATGGATCTTCATGGACTGGTATATCACCGGGTATTGCAGCTGTTGTTAATGACTCATCACCTCAACTAGCTGGAGCTTTAAATGCTGATAGTAATAACATAACAAATGGTGGTACATTTACAGCAACGTCATTCGTTGGTGCTCTTACTGGTAATGTAACTGGTAACGTAACGGGTAATGTCACAGGTAACGTAACTGGTGACCTAACTGGTGATGTAACTGGTGACGTAACTGGTGACCTAACTGGTAACGTAACTGGTAACTGCTCAGGTACAGCTACTAATTTAACTGGTTCACCTAACGTAACTTTAGGTACTATTGATGGTACTGCTGGTTCAAACTTACAACTCGACTTCGGATCAATAGCATAATGGCAAAATTATTAAAACTAAGACGGGGTACAACCTCGCAACATAGTAGCTTTACTGGAGCCGAAGGTGAAGTTACGATAGATACAGATAAAGAAGTAGCTGTAGTACATGATGGCTCAACAGCTGGAGGGCATCCTGTAGCTGCAGAAGATATGGCTAATGTCTCTAGTGCAAATATTATAGGTAGATTAGCTTCTGGCTCTATAGCACATGTTAAATTAGCAGGAGATGCAGTAGATGGAGATAATATAGCTGATGATTCTATTAACTCAGAACACTATGTAGACGGTTCTATTGATCATGCACACTTATCTAATGACTGTATAGATGGTGACAACATTCAAGACGATGTTATTAATTCTGAACACTATGCTGCTGCTTCTATAGATCATGAGCATTTGGCTAATGACTGTGTGGATGGAGATAACATAGCTAATGATTCCATAAATTCTGAACACTATGTAGATGCAAGCATTGACCATGCTCATTTATCTAATGACTGTATAGACGGAGATAATATTCAAGATGATGTTATAAACTCAGAGCATATAGCAGCTGGTGCAGTAGATCTAGAACACATGTCAGCTAATTCAGTTGACAGTGATCAGTATGTAGACGGTAGTATCGACCTTGCTCATATGTCAGCTAACTCAGTTGACAGTGACCAATACGTTGACGGTAGTATTGATCATGTACACCTTTCTAATGACTGTATAGATGGAGATAATATTCAGGATGATGTAATCAACTCTGAGCATTATGCAGCTGATTCTATCGATGCTGAACATTATGCACCGGGTTCTGTAGATGCTACAGCTATAGCAGATAATGCTGTAACTACAACTAGAATAAATGACGATGCTGTTACTTATGCAAAAATACAGGATGTTTCAGCTACTAATAGAATATTAGGTAGAGACTCATCTGGTGCTGGTATTATAGAAGAGATAGCTCCAAGTGCAGTACGTACTATGATTAACGTAGAAGATGGAGCTACCGCTGATCAGACTGGTGCTGAAGTACTAGCTTTAATCAATAGTAGTGACATATATACATCTTCTAAAATTGGTAGAGATGCGGGAGATTACATAACTTTCACCACAGACACTCAAATGGATGTCTATGTAAATGGTAATAACGAATTTAGATTTGAAGCTGACGGTGACTTCCATGCAGATGGAGACGTTATAGCTTACTCAACAACTACTGCATCTGATAGAAGACTAAAGGAAAATATTGAAGTAGTACCTAAAGCACTAGACAAAGTACAGCTACTGAATGGTGTAACCTTTGATTGGAAGAAGAATGGGGAAAAAAGTGCTGGTGTTATAGCTCAGGAAGTACTAGAAGTATTACCAGAAGCTGTGAAAGAAGTAACTCCATTAGCAGGTGGTGATAATTATTTAACAGTTAACTATCATGCTTTGACTTCAATTCTTATTGAGTCTATTAAAGAACTTAAAACTGAACTAGAAGAGTTAAAAGGAGGTAACTAATGGCTTGTCCCAGTAGTGGTCAAATAAAAATTCAAGACATAGTTGATGAGTTTGGGGGATCTGCCCCTCACTCATTAAGTGAATACTATAGAGATGGTGGGGAAGTTCCTGGAAATAATACTAACGTACCTACATCAGGTGCTATATCCTTAAGTAATTTTTATGATGCTGTTAATGAAATACAAATAACTATATCTAGTGGAACTACAAACTACTCCTGTTCAACTCAATTTGGTAGTAACTGGACTTCAACAGTACCTAAACGTCTCATCATTAATAGTGGTGTAGTTATAGGTGGTACTGGTTCTAGCCCTGCTCTAACTATTGAAGGAAGCATGGCAGGTACACTAATAGTTGAAAACGCTGGAACTATAAGAGGTTTTGGTGGAGCTGCTAATGGTGGTGAAGGTGGAGATGCAATTCTTGTCTCTACTAACTCACCTTCTAATATCACTATAAATAATCAAAGCCAAGGCTCAATCCAAGCTGGAGGAGGCGGAGGCGGTGCCGGTGGTGAAGGCGGAGAAGGTGGAAACGGTGGACAAGGCGGAGAAGGCGGAAATGGTGGAAACGGTGGCGGTGGTACATACACAAATAACCATGGATATGTAAGCCGTACTTTAGAACAATTGGGAGCTGGAAACCATGGACCTCACTCTCAGGTTTGCCCGAATGTAGGCTTAGGTAGCTGCACAGGAACACTTGGTTATCAGAACAATAATACTCAGATGGAAAATAACCCAGCTTGGTGTACTAACTGTGCAACTACTGGCTCAAGTTCTGGAGGCAGTGGTGGTGCTGGAGGAACAACAAGATCTGGTGGAACTGGTGGATCTGGCGGTGCCAATGGCGGTAATGGAGGAGTAGGAGCTGGTTATCAAGTTTCTGCTGGTTCAGGTGCGGCTGGTACTGAGGGTGCTGGTGGTACATCAGGTCAAGGTTCAACTGGTGGATCTGGAGGAACTTCTGGTGGAACAAATGCTGGAAACGGTGGATCTGGTGGATCTTCAGGAGCTGGCGGAAACGGTGGAGCTGCTGGAGACGGTGGTGAAGGTGGAGACGGTGGTGGCTACGGTCAAGCTGGACAAGACGGAGCTGCTGGAGCTACTGGAGCTAGTGGTCAAAATGGTACTAATGGTCAATCTGGTCAAAGCGGTCAGAATGGCAATGCATCTAATGGTACTGGTGGTCAAGGTGGATCAAATGGTACTAGCGGTCAAGGTGGATCATCTGGTACTGCCGGAGCTGAAGGTGGTTTAGCAGGATACTACATTGCAAACCCTTCTTATGCAACTTTAAACAACCAAGGAACAGTTCAAGGAAGAAACTAAATTCTTATGAAATACGAAATTAAAAAAGTAGAAAAAAACTACTTAGATGTTGAATATGAAGATGGTGCAGCAGCTACGATCCAATTCGTAAAGAGTGACACTAAAGAAAGTATTCAAACTAAAATAAAGCAGTTCGCAACTAAGGAAGAATATTCTGATGCAAGTTCTGTACCACTTAAAGTTGGCGATACTGGTGATACTAGTACAGAAGATGAAGGTCCGATATGGACTTATGGATCAGCTCGGGCGCAAAATTACCCTCCTCGGGGAGATCAGTTAGATGCTCTATATTGGGGCAGAAAAGGAGATTCTTCACATCAAACTAAAATTGATGAGGCTATTGCGGATACAAAAACTAAATGGCCGAAGACTTTAGGTAACATGACTCAAGCCGAGTATGATGCTAAAGTAAAAGAACTTTATGGCTAAAACAGCAGAGGAGAAAAAAGAAATATGTTATTCTTGTAAATACTACAGGGAAAACATAAGACAATGTGCCCTCTGTAAATGTTTTATAGATCTGAAAGTACTTACACCATCTCACTGCCCGATTGATAAATGGTAAAACCTATACTCTCAGATGTTATATTAGCCCCACCATACCTACTAACAGTTATACCTTTTAATAAAATCTATTGGAGTATGAAACACCATATAGAGTATATAAGGGATAAGAATTGTAGATGTTGTGGTGGGTTAAGATATGAAAAAGCTGATATAAGATTTCCAGGAATAGTTAGACCTTATCCTAAAAACTCTTATGGAGAAGAATGGATAACTATAGATGGATGTCATCGTATTCAGAAAATGTTAGATCAAGGGATTAATGAAGGTTTATTTTTTATAATAGATGGAACTAATAGCACCTCAAATACCTAAACCTTTATATATCCCTCAAATATATTTTGAACCACCTTCAGCAAGGATTCCATCCTTTAAGCCTATGGTAATACCTCCGGCTGATTTAGAGCGTCCTGAAGAAACAGAAGCTGAAGAGACTACAGAAGAGCCTGTAGCACCTACTCTAAAGATTCCTGTATTGGATATTAAAATGCCAATACCGGAAACTGCAGTAGTAGTTACGGCTGTAACAACAGCTGTCATAGCAGTAACAACAACCACTGTTACTCAATCTTTATTTGAACCAATTAAAAAGAAAGTTCAAAAGCAACTACAAGCTAAAGTTAATAAATGGAAGGAAAACCAGAAGAAAAAAAAGGACTCATCAAAAAACTCAAAGACGGAATAGAAGATCAAGAACAACAGATTCAGATCCTCGGTACGTTCGTCAGATTGGGTGTTGTGGTGTGGTCAGGATTTATCATAACTTTAAACTATGTGGAACTACCTATGGTTAAGAAATCCGGTAACTCAGATATCACGTTCGTGGCAAGTGTGTTTACGGGAGCTCTGGCCACTTTTGGCTTGTCTACTGGTAATAGTAAAGATAAAGGTAAACCAATAAACTGTCCTATGGCAACAAAGAAAAAGGAAGAATGAAGAAATGGCTTTTACTCTTCCTACTGGCTTCACCCTCGGTAGCAAGAGCCGAGTTAGTCACCCCTCAGTTCACCCAAGGGTCGATGAACTCAACAACAACAACGACTCAAGAGATCGTAGAAGAAATTACGATAACAACCTATGGGTCAGCCTTAAACAAGTGGAGTGGGGAGAATATAACCCATACCTCCGCTACATCAGGCGGAATAGCGGATTCAGATTCGGTATTCACTCTACATACAGCTGGAGATCCATTTTCACTCGAAGTAGTGACAAGAGCAGCCAGCCAAGTATTAGAGGTAACAGAGATAGAAAGAGAAATAGATACTACTTCTACTACTGTCTCATTATCAGTATTCTCACAATAGGAGCACCAATTTATGCTGAAGAGGGAGAAACCAACAATACTTCAAACCCTGTGGCAGCGGCTACAGGAAACGTTACAAATCAAGCCGTCCAGTTCCAAAATAACGGAGCCCCTTCGCGTCAAGTATATGGGCCGAACATAAGCTGTAACGGCAGTACAATGACCTTCTCTCCATTCTATATGGGTAATCATACGAAACCTTGGGATATTGATGATGGTGTTATGTCACCTTCTAGCTATACTATGGCTGAGAATTGGGGTGGTCAAATCAATTTTATGATCCCTTTAGATAGAGAAGGTTTACGACGCTGTAGAGCTATAGCTAAACAACAACATGAAAAGATGAAGTTGAATTATGAGCTGGTTAGAATTGATAACTGCGCTAAACTTCAACAGAAGGGATTCATGTTAATGCCCGGGTCACGGGTATGGCATCTTTGTAGTGATGTAATTCCTATAGCTGCCTTTAAGAAAGCAGAGAAAAAAGTTCTTGCATGTAAAGAACCTCCTAAGCCTTGGTATAAGCCTTGGCAAAAAACTAATAAATGCCCTTTAAAAAATGACTGAAGAATCTACCCTTTTAGAAAGCGAGATAATACTCGATCAAGATAAATATCGTATCTTTGAATATGTTACCAAGGAACATTTAGAAGATCTCAATAATGAGTTAAATTATAATATAGAAACTGAGAATCTAACTGATGGAACAGATAGTGTTTTAGGTAGAACAACAGCTGTTACTAATCATTTAAAAAAATCTAAAGCAGCTCGTATGGCTGCTGTTGACACATTTTGGAGTAAAATCTTTTGTACAAAGTGGAATGATTTTGTATGTCAATTAGGTAATACTGAACCATTTTTCACTATAACTGAGAAAGGTGGTTATTATAAATGCCATTTCGACCATCCTCAAAACGGTCATTTTAGTAATACTTTATTCCTGAATGATCCTGATGAATATGAAGGTGGTGAATTAGAACTCTTAGTTGATGGAGAATTAAAACGATTCAAGCTACCAGCTGGTCAAGTTGTAACGTATGAAACAGGATTACCACACCAAGTTTTAGAAGTTACTAAAGGTGTAAGAAAAGTATTAGTATGGTGGACAACTAGTGTAATACCGCATAAACCAGATCTTTATGCATGGAGAACCTTAAAGTCTCTACTATATTATGAAGATGGAACTTTCGGGTCTTACCCTAGAAGTATGGAAGATGTAAGTACTGATTTATATGAATTTGTTAAAAAACCACATTGTATTTATATACAAGCATCTAATAATATTTTAAGGAAACATTTAACTCACAGAACAGGTAACACAGGAATTTAATTATGGTAACACTATCAGAAGCTGATGAAAAGTATCTAGCAGAAGTATCCTCTTTCCAAAGAGAAAATGCTAGAAAAGAACTCGAAGCAAAATACGCTAAAACAGAAAAAACTACCACTAAAGAATAATCATGATCCTAATTATCAAGCCCATCCTATTCGCCTTCTTGAAGTCGGATTCAGTTAAAAAGCTAGTTGTTGATCTACTAGAAGCTTATGTCAAAAGAACTGATAATAAGTTAGACGATCAAGCACTAGAAATTGTAAAGAAAAAACTATTAAACTAATGAGATCTAAATCAGGAGCTTCTAAAGGAGCAAAAAACATTAAACCCTTTGATGAGCAAGATACAAAACTAGCACAGGGCAAGATGCCTGACTATATTTTTGAATCTATTCAGAGACAATATGGTAACAAAAAATATGGTGAATATACCATTGAGGATAAGAAAAACGTTATCAACTGGCATAAAAAGAAAGTATAATGGAACAAGTCAAAGTACTTCCTAAGAAGGCTACTGAAGACAAGTTTAATGAGTTACATAACCTCGTCACTGAAGACTTTCTACGGAGAGTCAGAAGTGGTGAGGCTAGTACAGCAGACTTAAAGGCTGCATGTGATTGGCTTAAAACCAATGATATCACAGGTGTAGCTTATGAAGGTAGTCCAATGGATAAATTAAATAAGATCCTCCCAACAGTCAGTTCTGAACTAGTACAACGGAGAATGTATGGCTCCAAAACGCGCTAAAAAACCCGGTAAGACTTCACGGTATTACCAATCTGCTAAAGGCCGGAAGTCCTATAATAAGCAGAAAAGAAAACAAAAGAAAATTAACAGCACCGCTGCTAAGAAAAGATACCGTAGATTACTTGCTCGTAGGCGTAGGAAACTAGGTATTATGGGTAGAGGCGGTAAAGATGTATCACATAAAGGTAATCGTCTTTCATTAGAAATCCCTAAAACAAACCGAGCAAGAGGAGGTGCTAAAAGAAAATGACTGATAAACAAATCAAAGCTAAAATTAAAGAGATAGAAGCTAAGTATGGTATAAGACTTGGCTACAATAAAGGTAGAGAGTGGGATAACTATCGTACCAAGTTCTTTAAACCTTCTGGTGTTAAAGGTGATGTAGATACTAGATTACCTAAAGATAAACGTACACATTTTATTAGAAATGATGCACATTTTCAATCAATACAAAAAGAAATCAATGAAGCTGGTCAAGAAGTTGCTGGATTAAGACAAAGACTTAAAGATAATAAGCAATTAGATAAACAAATTAAAGGAAAGGAATTTCAATTAAAATTATTAAAACGTGATAATCGAAGTTTATTATCTTTAGCTAGAAAAACTTTAAGTAGAAAAACAGTAGACGGAGGTAATAGATTCGTCCAACAAAGAACTGCTTTTGTAAATGAAAAACAAAAAGAGCTTGATCAATTAAAGATACAACGAAATCAACCTATATCTACAAACTCTACGAAAAAACCTGAAGTTAAAACTGAGTATAAAGGTTGGGATTGGAACCAAGATACTGAGGTAAATAAGATTGATAATATAATTAAAAATCAGGATACTAAGGTTAATAACCAAAGTCTTACCATACCTGTATCTAAAAATAAAGACCATATGCCTATAAATAATAACAATAAAGAATTGAGTATAGTTAAATGACTTTATCAGGATCAAAACCTAATCTTTTAAGTACCGCAAGGTTAGCGAATAGAGCTATTGGTGATGATACAGCCTATAATCCTAGAGAAGACGATAAGGTTTATTTAGGTACTAGACTTCTAGATTCAATAGAGAATCAGGTTATAGGAGGAGTTAAATGGTGGCAAGAACAATCTGAAGATAAAGAAGGTATATATGATGATATGTTTAGATTAATAGGTGGTGGTGCTAAGAATGTAGCAACTGCCATCTCATATATACCCGGTGTAAAGCAAATAGGTAAAGCAGAAGACTGGATAGCAGCTCAAGCTAGAAGTTTAAGTACAACTGTAGCTCCTGAACTAGATCCACGATATGCAGGATGGCTTGCAAGGTTTGGTACTGGCGTACTAACAGATAAAGGGTTAGGAGTAGTTACTAAAGCTGCTAAAGCTAGGGTATTATCAAAAATAGATGATTTTACAGGTTTATATGGTGGTGTAGGTACAGCAATGGATGTATCAGGTGGAACTGTAGATACTATAAGAAGATGGCCTGACGGCTCAGTAGCTCAAAACCCATACCTAAGACTATATAAACGAGAAGATGCTGCTAGAATAGGTCAAGGTTTACGAGATGCTGTACCACCTAAACCATCAGCAGCAACTAAATGGGATGCAAAGATGGATGATATCTATAATTTATTAACTGGTAGAGATCCAGATTTACCTACAGCAGGTGTTGAGGAACTTCAAGGAATACCATTACATACGCCAAAAAGCTACAAAGGACCAAAGTTTAAAAAACATCATCCAGCTCCATTAGCACATATTGCAAGAGCTCTTGACTATTTAACAGATGCAGGTGTAAGAGAAGGAGCTGACTATTTAGCAGGAAGAATGGGATTTAATCTTGGTGATTTTCAACCGGGAACACTTATTGAAGATATGTTCCATAGTAAAATGCATAGACTCTTAGATGATAGCTTAGGTACTTCTAAAGGGGGTCTTTTATATAAACTTGAGAAGAAATACTTTGGTAAGCGTAAACTATCAGATGGTATTAGTTTAGAAGAACGTATATCAAGTGGATTTATGGATGAACTTGCTGATGTACTACTAGAACAGAAAGGTTTTATAGAAGATTGGTATAGAGCTTTAGTTAATAGAGCAGAGTTTAAAAAAGTATCTATAGAAGAATACGTTAATGAAGCAGCTGAAACAGTTAAAGCAGATAAAGTATTAAAATCAGTTATAGCTGGAAGAAGAACAAGAGAAAAAGGAATTAGCGATTTACTTGATGAATTAATTGGCCTTGAAAATAAAGAACTCAGAGATACCATGAAAGATTTACAACAACTTTCTGAACCAGAAGATATATTACTTTCACCAGAAAGTAGAAATCTCAAGAGACAACTTACATTTAATGCAAAGACAGAGTTCTTAAATGAAATAATGAATATGGATTGGGCAGGTACTAGTATAACAGATGCACGTAAAAAAATCTTTAAATTAATAGATGATTACGATTTACCATTTGAAACCGATAAATTTACACCAGAACAATTAACAGATCAAATAGTCGAGTCTTTACATAATCTAGATATTGACGAATCTCTAAATCCAGTATTAGCTAAAGAAATAAAAGATTGGTTAGGTAGAGAATGAATAATACTTTAACCGCCTTACAACAAGACTTCAAGCTCTTCCTACAAGCCCTGTGGGATCAGCTTGACTTACCTTCCCCCACACGAGCCCAGTACTCTATCGCTGACTACTTACAACATGGACCAAAAAGATTACAGATCCAAGCCTTTCGAGGTGTTGGTAAATCTTGGATTACTGGTGCTTTTGTGTTATGGACACTCTTTAATGACAACGAAAGAAAGATAATGATTATATCAGCCTCCAAAGAGAGAGCTGATAACATGTCAATTTTCCTACAAAAACTAATTATTGAAACCCCATGGCTAGCACACCTCAGACCGAAATCAGACGATTCACGTTGGAGTCGCATCAGCTTCGACGTCCATTGTTCTCCTCACCAAGCCCCAAGCGTAAAGTCGGTGGGAATAACTGGTCAGCTAACCGGAAGTCGCGCAGATTTAATGATCTTGGACGACATAGAGGTTCCTGGAAATTCCATGACGGAGTTAATGCGTGAAAAACTTCTTCAACTCTGTACGGAAGCCGAATCTATCCTTACCCCCAAAAGCGATAGCCGTATTATGTATCTCGGGACTCCTCAGACTACTTTTACTGTGTATCGTAAGTTGGCAGAGCGCAGCTACCGTCCGTTCGTTTGGCCAGCCAGATATCCCCAACAAGGCAAACTTAGTCAATACGAAGGGCTTCTAGCACCTCAGATACAAGAAGATATAGATGAAGGTGTAGAACCTTGGTCTTGTACTGATGATAGATTTAATAATGAAGACCTAATAGAACGTGAAGCATCTATGGGTCGGTCTAACTTCATGCTTCAATTTCAATTAGACACTAGCTTATCAGATGCAGAGAAATTTCCACTTAAAATGTCTGATCTTATTATCAGCAGTGTCAATCCTACTGAAGCTCCCGACAATATCATCTGGTGCTCAGACCCATCAAATGTTATCAAAGATCTCCCAACAGTTGGACTCCCCGGAGACTATTTTTACTCTCCTATGCAAATACAGGGAGAATGGACCCCTTACACTGAAACAATTTGTTCAGTTGACCCCTCTGGACGAGGAAGTGACGAAACAGCTGCCGCCTACCTCTCCCAAAAGAACGGTTTTATATACTTGCATGAAATGCGAGCTTACAGAGATGGATACACAGATAGCACCTTGCTGGATATACTTAGAGGATGTAGAAAGTTTGGAGTTACAAAACTTGTCATTGAAACCAACTTCGGTGATGGTATTGTAAGTGAACTGTTTAAAAAACACCTACAACAAACTAAACAAGCTATAGATATAGAGGAAGTTAGAGCTAATGTTAGGAAGGAAGATAGGATCATTGATAGCTTGGAGCCTGTTCTTAATCAACATCGCTTATGTGTTGATAAAGGTGTTATTGAGTGGGATTATAAATCTAATCCAGACGCAGCTCCTGAGCATCGTTTGTTATACATGCTTTTCTATCAAATGTCCAGAATGTGTAGAGAAAAAGGAGCCGTTAAACATGATGACAGATTAGACTGTTTAGCTCAAGGTGTTCAAT